TCCTATGAAAGGCTTAATAGTAGAAGCCTGCAATAAAAGTTCTTTTCTTTTTCTATTTAATAGTTTATAATCTACACCAAGATCTTTAATATCAGAATCTTTAAATATCAAATAATCCATTTCGGTAAGATTAAGAGCCATGTTAGTTAAAAGGCTTTTTAGTCTTTCATCTTCAGCAACAATTTCACCATACACTTTAATCTCAGCAACCTTTACTTCATTGCCGGCTTCAGTTGCATATACTTCTAATTTTCTAATATGAAATCCTTCTTGATCTGAGCTCATTGCAATATTAGCAATACATGCCTGAGGACTTAATGCTGCTGCATTTAGAGGAACTATTTTAAAACCATCTGGATCAATTGATGTATAATAGCTATTGTCTCTCATTTCACTAATTTGAAAAGAATCTATATTTACATCATAATCCCCATTATTCATTTTACCACTATATAAAAATATATCTGTACTTTCACCATAGTCTTCTGTGAATTTAAACTTAAGCGTATTTTTATTTGCGTCTACTGATATTGGATGTACAAACCTTTGATTATCTAATTCATCCTTTACTTCTTCCAGTACATATAAATTTAAAGTTTCATATAAGCCTGTAGATATCTCAGGTAAAAATGCATTACCCGTGGAATATCCTAAATCAGAATTATATTCTAGATTTAATTCGTTAGAATTATTATCAAAAAATCTTAGATTTTGGTATGACATTGTTATCTAATTTTTTTATCGTTCTTTTTAATAGTGTAAGATTTATAACTCTTTAAATAATTCACAGAGTCTACCCAATCAGCCAACACCTCTTGAATAAACTTTATAAAATCATTCATTTGGTTATTTCTCCATATATGACCAGATATAGAATTCTTTAAAATGTTTTTTCTATAATCATTTCCAAGATTTTTTCTATCGTCAAATACACTTTCCCTAATAGAGTATAGCCTTTCTCTCCTGCTTTTAAAAAGATTTTTAAAAATACTCATTATATAGCTTTTCTATTTTTAGCTTGAACTTTAGCGAATATGCTATTTTTCACAGCTGGCTCATCAAAGTAAATTGAAAGAGCTGCTTTTTCTCCAGTCTTTACTGAATCATCCACTATGTTTCCATTTTGATCTAACCATCCACCTCTAAACAATGCAACTTCTTCTTTTTCTAAAATTATATCTCCAAAAGAATCTAAATTAATTACATTCTCAGGAAGAGCGGCGCCTTCTTCAAAATTAACCTGTGAGGTAGTTACGTTTCTTTTAAAGAAAACCATTTTTTGTTTTCCGTTGCCTATATCCTCTAATAGTGGAGTAGAAGGAGTTACGGTTACTGTTTTAGAAATATAATATCCTAATCTTCTAGCTGTTTCTTCTTTTTCAGAAGTGAATTTAACGTTAACGGAATCAATACCTTCAATACCTTCAATAATTGCTACTATATCTGATTTTGGAAGACGATCTCTTCTTGTAATATTAATTAAGTATTCAGCGACCTTAGATCTAATTTCAGACGATAGGTTATTTTTATGATATCCTTCAAAATATCTAACCTTAATATCCATTCTAAAGTATTGTGGTGAAGGATCTACTATTTTAACTTCAGTCGTTACCATCTGTCTTCCTGATTTTTCTAATAATCCCATAATTCCTTCTTTTTCTATTTCAGTAAAAAAGAATTCAGAAGTATCTAAGTTAAAATAATCTTTATTGTTTTGTAATTTTTTAAGAGTATTAGGCAACATGAACAGATAGATAACATTATCATCGTCTAAATATCCATCATCTGTAGTATTATATGCATCTAAATATGAAAACAAGCCATATCTTGAAAGAAAGTGTTCATAATTATCTGGGGTTGCTAATACAAATGAATGTGACTGTAATGGGGCAATTAATTTTGTTAATGCAATATCTTCTGGATTTGCTCCCATTTTAGGAGCGACTGTAAACGAAAATTCTAATAATTCGTTTAAGTCATGTGTGTTTCCTAAAGAATCTGTTCCTTCAGTTTCAAACTTAAATGTCAAATCAGCTCTACCATTTAAATTACCCATAGCACCAGAAATCTTTAAATATTCTACTTTAATCGAAGCTCCCTTTTCAGGTATTTCTCCAAATGAACCATTACCAAAATAAAGATCTAATCCACCTGTTATACCTGTTTTCACAATGTAACCCTGTGTTCCTTTCTTCATATCATACATTGAATCGTATTTTGACCACAGATTAGAATTAACGGTTACTCTAATTTGATCATGATCAACCATTCCCTTTGTTATTACGTTAAATGACTGAAGTGACTCCCCTGTTGAAGTTAATGTTTGATCTTCATATTCTCCTTGAATTACTGGAACATATATAAAATTAGAATTAGATTTGTCTAATCTAAATTGATCATTATTGGTTCTTAGGGTATACACTAGACCATTATCATTTGATTTTATAATAGCATTAGCGGGAATGTTTAAAGCATCTCCTGCAATATCATCTAATCCCTGTACACCTAATCTCAGCTTTAATTCACCAGAAGCGGCAGCTCCTCTAAATGAATCATGTCCTGCTAATCTTGAAAGTCCATATATTGATACTGGGTTTTGAGCTGTTAGTATATTTTGCTCAACCGTTGAATCTTCTATATAAAAGAAGATTAATTTTCCTATTTCTGAAATAACATCTAGTAATTGTGAAAAGGGAGAAGCGGTTGTAAATGCAGTTCCTACTGCACCATATACCCTACTAACATAAGATCTCACATCTGAGATCATTTCTCCAGTTTTAATTCTAGACGTTGATAAAAAGTTATTATCTGCCATTTTACTTTTTTGTTTTATTATACGTAAACACCTACCTGATATTTGTTGTCTACTCTTATATCTATAAAGACCGCGTGTCTATCAACTTCTTTAGTAAAGTCAACATCAACAGTCACGTTAAATTTCTGTGCAAGTGGACAGAATTGAAAAATCTGTTCTGCTACCACTTTTTTTAATAAATAGTCATTATAACTTAATGAATACACATAGTCTTCTAAATTAGCTCCAAATTCTGGATTACCTAGAACATCTCCCTTTCTTGTAAAAAGAACGGTTTCAATCTGAGTTAACAGCCTTGAAAGTTCTGAATAATTTTCCATCTCTGTTGGATCAAACCCAGGATCTCCTTGTGCTTTTATATAAAATTCCATTTAACTATATATTCTATTAAGAATGCATCATCCAATCGGTGCCTTCATCTGATTTAATTTCTTCAATAACAGCTTCCAGTTCTCCTTCTCCTAATCCCTGTATTGCATCTGCATTTACCTCTATATTTCCTGGCAATGCAAATCCAAAAATACTTAACTTTTGGCCAAGTGATATTTTAATTTTCGCAGCACAGTATCTAAAAAATGCTTCATCTTCGAAAAGAGCACATTGAGGAATGGTTTCATATACCTCTAATATAATATCTCTGTTAGGGGTTTCTCCAGTAAATTTAATCTCATGTGTTAATTGATTATAGTGATATCCAATGGGGTTTTCTAGAATTTGTCTAGCCATATCAAAGAAACTTTCATTAACCACGTAATATTGAAGATTCTCTGCTGCATCTACTACACCATCTCCACCAAACATTCCAGTATACATCATTCTTTCGATAGCAAAATCACCTTGTGAAAATCTAATATCTGTTCCACCTGCATACTTTGATCCAGTTTCAAAACATCCATATACTGAATAAACTTCTCCACCACCTGTAGCTGGATCCATCTTTGGAAGAGTAAAGCATCTTCTAGATTTAAAAAGATTAGACTTAAAAAGTTCTTTAGGTAAAACCATAAAGTTTTCTTTCATCGAATACTCGTAATTTTTATAGAACCATTTCTTTGCTCTCTTGACAATATTCTCTACTTCTGATTTTGGAAGATTCATAGGAATCATACAAGACCCTGTTACTTCTGATGCCAACTCATTTACAAAGTCGTTAAAGCATTTATTATCATCCCATGTAGGTTTATCTAAGTGGCTATTATTACCTATTATATTATCACTCATTTTGTTTTAGTTATTTTTAAACTTCCGTATAAAGTATTTTTTCAGTGTTGTCAAACTTCGCAGTTCTTTTATCATATTTACCGTCTCTAAATATACCGCCTTGCATCGATCCTTTCATTATTCCATTTCCATATACGTAACAGTCTTTTAATATACACGACTGATGAACGTATGAACTTTCTAATTTAGACGAATTAACCTGTGTAGATTGATAAAAATTACAGGAATGTATATCAGATCCATTTACGTCACATCCGAAGAAATCACAATTTGTAAATTCTCCTCTCAAAGAACATCTTACAAATTCATATCCTTCTAATTCTACACAATATGATAATCTACCGCCTTCTACTTGAATAATTCCGTTGTCAGCATCATAGTTAATATGTCCTTTTGTTAATTCACCGTGTGTAAATAATCTAAGAACTCTTTCTCTAATATTAGGCCAGTGTAAATCTATTATCTTTTCATTGTCATTTAAATCAACCGTTAATTTAACATCTTTATTCCATCCCGCATTAATAGATTTCCAATCTTTTCTAGCCTTTATAATTCTTTCATTCTTAGCAAGAATTTTTCTAAGCTCTATTGAATTAAGATTGTTAAATTGAACATTACTCGTGCTATTCCATAGTTGAGTTATAAAAAGATCTAGCATTTGTAGAATCTTGGAAGTTTTCTTTTCCCAATCTTCTCCACCGAGATATCTGAATTCTAAATAATTCTTATGTCTTTTTTCAAAGTTAATTCCGTAATATTTAGAATCAGGATATATGAAATTACTAGGAGTAATATTTAATCCATCGTAGAAATAAGTATCTGACTTAGGTAAAACGAATTTAATTGATTTTGCGTATGCAGAATCTTTTCTTTCAGGAAAAAACTTAAAGACTTGACTTTCTTTAAAATCTAAAATAAATTTAAGAACATTCATCTTAGATATTCTGTGTTTATTTTCTATTTTATCTGTATCAAAGGATATGTTTAAGTGAATAGAACTTCTATCATTAGTATATCCATTTTCTTCTATCCATTTACATACTTTGATGATCATCATTCTTGCAGAATAATAAGGCTGTGGACCCGTTACGAGTTCCATCAGTTTTTCACCACCTGACATATCAGGTTCTATCTTGAACTCGTCTCTTGTAACTTCAAAATCACTATGCGCCTTTGCTTCTACTCTAATCTTTTTACCTAAAAGACCCGCTAACTCTTTAGCAGTCGTATCGATATCCTTATTAGAATAGAATTCAAATTCAACGCCTAGTAGCGAATTCTTTAATATGTCTGAATTATTAATATTATTCATTTACGTAATTGTATGACTTAAGTTGGTTTATATATCTCTGTTAGATACACTATAACGTGAAAAAGCCCGAGTGATCGGGCTCTTTCAATTAAATTATAGATTTGGTTATAGTTTAAGGAATACTTTTCTAGTGTCTTCTTCAACTCTGATCACTTGAACAGTAATATCTGCACCTTTCAATATGTCTTTAATATCTATGTTATCAGGGAATTCAGATACGTGTAAAAGTCCTACAACACCTTCTTCTATTTCTACAAATAAACCATAGTCTTTAGTAGATTTTACCTTTCCTACTACTTCAGTTTTCTTAGTATATCTTGAAGAAATACCTTCCCATGGATCTACTTTCTTTTCAGCAGGAGAACCTTGAACAAGTGTAATTTTTCTTTCATTAATAACTTCTTTAACATAGAATTTAATCTCTGTTCCTGGCTCTAAAGATCTATCTCTATGTGCCTTTGAAGTTTCAGTATCTAGGTCGTTAACGTGAATCATTCCAGTTAAACATCCTTCAAACTCAACGAATACACCATATTTTGCAGAACCGGTAACATGACCTGTTCTTTCAACTGTAATATCTTCTTGTATCGTTTTAAGTGTATTAGGAATAAGAGCTCTTAAATATGCTCTATGTGAAACTACTACAGTTCCTTTTTCTTCTGAATAACTCACTGGTACTACATACATTTCTGTGTCGATGATTGATTCAAAGTCGTGTAGCTTATTTACACCAGCTAAAGAACCTGGCATAAAGCAATCAATTCCTTGAACTTGAACAATATATCCTCCACCTGGAATCATTTTAGAAACAATACCACTATATGCTGTATTTCCATCGTCAATAGATGCTACGATTTCTTTAATAACCTTAGTCTTAAGACCTTCAGTCACAGAACCTATCATATATTTCTTGACATTCATTGAAGTATCGGCGATCAATTGAACATCGACTTCAACTCCTTGTTTTAGAAGTTCTCTTATTTCTGTAGTTTCTCTCGATAAATCTACATAGATTAATTCTCTATATCCTACATCAATTGATGCCCATTCGGAATCAACCGCATACACCTTTCCAGTATAGCTAGCTCCTAATTGTAAAGAATATAAAGTATTTGAAGTTAGTGAATGACCTTCCATTAGGTCAAATAGTTCTTGGGCGTATGATTCTCTGCTATATACTTTTACACCTTTAGGTGTTTTAATATGTGGATTGGGTTTCCTAAGCTTAGTTACACATGTTGCCTCGTATTGGTCCCACATGAATTCTCCGTTTTCATCCATATAATTTGTATCTGGACCGGGAGTTGGTTTTTCCGGGGTTGCGGCGTTTAATGAAGTTTCTACTTTAACTTCTGTTTCTTGGTTAGCTTCTGCAAGCTGTGTAGTTGTCGAGAGTCTTGGTCTCTTTTGTTTTTGAGTTGTCTTTGTTGACATTTACTTTGTTTTTAAAAGGGTTAATGTATGTTTTACTAGTTATATATCAAATTACGGTGGCGTCAAATCCTATCATAGGAATATAAGGAACTAAAGGAACCGGTATACCTCCCATATAAATAAATTTCATTTGGCTAAGATGTGTAAAATAAGAATATGCTAATGCACTTGCAACGTCCTCGGCTGCATCATGTGGGTTATCAGAATCCTTTCCGGAATTAAGAGCTCTTCTTAAATTATCTGCTAATTTCTTTTGATTTCCATAACTGACACCTATGTATTTTCCTTGAAGAACTGGAACAGATAAACATGGTGGTGTTGGGGGATCAGTTGCAAATGGTTGTATTGTTGCATCTTTCCAGTATTTAAGAGTTGCCTTTGCAAGTTCTTTATATGGATCATCTTTACTTCCACCTTCTGCTAACATTGCAGCTTCAATTCCCATTTCTACTATTAAAGTATTTCTAATTTGCTTAGCTAAAGTTCCCGTTTTAGACATATCTATATTCACAATAGAATCCTGTGTTTCGTCGTTTTCAGTAAGAGGACATCCTTGCCATTTTTTTCTTAATTCATCTTCTAGAAAAACGGGTTTAACTTTATTTTTTTTAAAACCATAGTCTTGTTTACCGTTCCACGTAAATTCTGTAATAACATGCTGAGTTAAAGCAGGTGGCATTTTATTATTTTCATCAAAAGGCTCCTGTATTTTTAAATTAGTTAATTTAAATGGATATCTTACTTTTAATTTTTCAACAGGTTCCATTTCTTCATATCCTACGGGTAATGTAGTATCAAAGGGCCATGGATATTTAATAGCTTGTATAGGATCTTTCTTTAATGCAGTTTCCTCATTGTATAAAAACTTTCCATCACTATCTACAGTTGGATGACACTTCCTTATTTCATCAATTACATATTTAGAAACTAGTAGATGAAATTCACCATCATAATTTCTATTATTATTATTTATTGAAACACCCGAGGAAGATTTAAATGATTGCCAACCCCAGTCTAATCCCTTTAGTGTAGATATGGCCGCCTTCCTGTTATTGTTCATCTGCTGAATGTCTTGATTACTAAACCCTGAACCGCCAACCCCAGTGGTGGAATTGCTTTTAATTTCGTTAGTTCCCATCCAAGTCGCCCAGTGCCAAAAATCCCATCTTTTATCTCCGTCAGAAATATCCTCAAATTGCATTAATAATCTTGTTGCAAATATTCTAGCTAATTCATCACCGGTTTCTTTACCATCTAGGCGATGAAACTCGAAGAATTTAAATCTATATAGGTTTTCCGCTTCGTCATCCTTAAACTCTTCCAGATACTTATCAAGTTCTTCTGTTGGCTCATATTGTATACCTTCTCCTATTTCACCTTCTAGTTTGTTATATTCTGGATCGTTGTCCTTTCCGGCAATAGTTAATCTAGTTGCCGCTCCAGCTGCTGTTGCTAAAAATGCTATTAAATTATCTTTTTCATTTACAAGGGGTTCTTCGTTATCCGGCGTTACCATCACGGGTTCACCTTTTTCCCAAAGATCATGAAACCATTGTTCATAACTTGCTATAAATGCAGATTCACCTGCTGAACTTTCATGAGGAGCCATCCCCGGAATACATGTTGCATTATTCTTAACTGCTGTTAAATATGCATTAGCTAACATGTTTCCAAAATCTTTAGCATCGGAAGGTACTCTGTTTTCAAGAATGTCAGATACCTCATTTATGAAAGGTGACCATTTTGCTGGCATAATTATTTATTTTCTTGTTGATACGACTTGTGATCTCCTTCGTCAAATGGAACTTGTAAAGTACTCGAAGGACCAACACCCGTCGGATGAATATGCGCCTTATAGTCTGCAATAAAATTAGCTAGAAAATCTTCTAAAGATAATCCCCTTACAGCTGGCTGCTCAGTGTCTTCGCCGGGTTCTCCAGTATTACTTAAAAATATATTACCTGCATCTAAAAATATTCTATCATCTGTAGAAATTTTAATATCGCCGGCTTCATCTATTTGTATTATAGGTCTTTCTTTTGCACCGAGACCTCTAGTAATTACAAGACCATCCTTTTCTGAATGATAAATTCTTACATTTCTTTCAGCATCATATACTAAACTGATTACGTTTTCAGCATTATCCTCTCCATCTAATATGTCTTCTTTAAGATCAAGATTTTGCTCTATATGAAACCAATATTCAGGATGATATAAATTTCCATTATCAAATCTAGCTGAAACTATATCTCCTATTCTAGGAACATGGTGAGAACCTACTGCGTTTCTATTCATAGGAGTTGCCCATGGAATAGATTCATCCGGCAAATTATCAAACTTTCCTAAAACTTTAACCTTACATCTACCTAGTTTAAGAGGATCGACATTGTCGATAACTTCTCCTAACCAATGCGTGTCTCTAAGATTATCAGTATTTAATTCTTTTTCAGTTGACATATATTAATCGTTTACATTACCAAGAGACTGTGCCGCTGCTCTTTCTAAAGCACTTCCAACGGTCGCACTTGTATCTACATTAAACACATTTTCTGCGATATTAGCTCCTATATTATCTACTCCATCTGAAACTCCCCTTAGAGCATCTTGATATATGTTTTCGAAATTAGGAACTCGTCTTCTGACACCGTCTCTTGCTCCTTGAACTAATTCATCTTTCTTTTCTCTTGCTAATCTGTTAATATCAGTTTCTGCTCTATCTTTTAATTCTTTAAGCTTTCCTAGTGCTTTATCTTTTAAGAAACCAAGTATACCATCTGCTTCATAATCTTCAGAATCGGGTGCTGGTGAATATCCGTTTGGAAATGTATCTGATACTATTCCATTTAAGACTCTGGCATCGACTTTATCTATAACTTCATATTTCATTTCGACAGTTTGCCTGGTTTGTTCACCTGGATTTTTAGTAAGATCTGCAAAAGGATCTGCTCCTGAATTTAGAGAGAATTCACATTCTCTAAATCTAAACATAAAGAAAGGTCTTGCTGTATTTCCGGAAATACCTTCATTTCCATTCTCTACACCTAGTGAAGGTTTAAAATTACCAGGAAATCCTTTAATAGTCTCTAAAGATATTTTCTTAGGAATTCCTGATAATGAAATTTTAGACATATTTTTTATAGTTCTAACCTCAGTAACATATATTGTCATTGAAAATTTTCTAAGATTTTCAGGTAATATCCAATTGTGCTTGTGTTCGTCAAATACGGCCTTTCTATATAAGTGCATCAAACCTGAAACCCTAAGATTAATAGATTCTAAACAACTTAAAGTAAGCTTTGCATCATCTCCTCCTCTATATGGATTATTTGGGTCTATGCCTGCTATAACGCGATCTACTCCCTGTATTCCTTGAAAAAACCATGGAGTATTTTTATTAATATCTAATAGTGCTTTTTTAAATTTTATGAGATTAGATAATCTTTCACTATAGAACCTAGTAGTAGGATCGTTGTCATCCGGCTTGAACGTAATAGGATCTATTTTACCAGGAGTAATCGCTGTTGAATTATCAGAACCAGTTGCTCCCAGGTGTCGAGTATAATATTCTTCAGCAGCTCCTGAAAAAATAGGAGAATGCTCATGACTATTAACGTCAAACAATATAACGAAGGACAAATATGTAGGATCCTGGTAAGGAGACTGCGCTAATTTACCCTTTTTAAAATCTACTATGTTTTTAAAGTCTGACATGAATTATATATTCTTATTATTATGATGTTGTTTCTGCGTTAACGTTATTGAGTCTACTTGGCCATTCTCTTCTTAAAAGAGTTAGTTCTTGAGTAATTCCAGTGCTTTCTTTATACCTGTATATAATTCCAGCAATAACATAAAAACCAGTTAAAAATTCATCTTTAATTTGTTCTGTTCCCATTTCTGAAGGATGTTCTGCCTCGGTATCTTGATCTGTATCAAATCCTTTACCTTCCTTTGATTCATTGATTCCTTGTGCAGCAGACATTTGTGTAAATCCACTTTTTAAAATCTGGACAGGTATCTTTTGCCATAAATGAATACCGGGGTTAAAGGTTTTAAGATTAACTACTAATTTCATTTTATTCATTTCATCTAGGTTTTGCTGATTGCTAATCGCAGAATAAGAATAATTAAGATGCGTACCCGGTGAATCATCTGATTGAATAGGAAGCCTACCAACGAATTTTGATTTTACTTCTTTAGTATATCTGTCTTCACCTCTTCTGCCCTTTAGAGGTTCTTCAATGTCTTTCATCTTATCACTTGCGAGAGGTTCTAATTCATGAGCCACTATTCCTACACCCGGTTCATAGTAAATCATTTTCCTTTTATATCCATTCTTTTTAGAAAGTGAACCAGCATTATTAACAAGCGAATAACTTTCTATAAAAGTATTTGTTGAATTCATATTAGCAGCGTTTGTTAATATGTTACTAATCTCTATTT